ATTTAGTATGAATTACCTCATCTTCATTAAACTCTATAAATTGATCGCCTTGAATAAGCATATAGCTTTTAATTGGGCTATCTGTACTTAATAAATTAATATTATCTTTTAATACTATCTTAATTAAATGTGCTGGCAATACATACATTTGAGAAGGTACTCCTGCATTAATACCGTCATCAGGCGACATAAGATAAAAATAGCAATTACCATTTAACTTCATATATGTTTTATACAATGAAAATATATCAGACCAAGTTTGCGTAGGATTAGGAGAATCTAAAGGAAATGCCTTTTCTGTTTCGCTAAATGCCTTAATATCTAATCTATTTTTTTGAAGTGATTGTGTGAAGGAATATAACCCTTTTGTGCTTATATTTAGGTTATTTAGTTGATGATATGATTTAGTATCTTTAACTACTTTAATTGTATAAGGCACAGCTACAGTTTTAGCTGCCATCTGACTGATACAAGAGTAAACATCTGGATTTATGTTGTAACCTTGCTCTAAGTATGTTTTACCGTTGTTATCGTACTTTGTAAAGGTCTGACCAATATACTTTATAAAAGCGTCATTGAACTTATTATCTAAGCCTGTAAGCTCACGAATTGCTCTAATTAATCTATTAGCCATATTTATGTTTTATTTTGTAAAGATAACAAAAGTATTAAAATGTAAAAAACTTAGGCTTAAACTCGAAGTACATACGCATCATTAAAGCATCTGAGTAGTCTGGTGATCTACCAATAGCCTGTTTAACCTTGTCTTTAGACATTAACTGTAGTTTACCATCACTATCTATTTTATCCCTTTTAACCTGCTCTAATTCCTTTGTTATCTCATCATTTACAGTAGCATCTTCAGAATGTATGTATAAGTTGTTTGACTGTATAACCTCAGCTAATTTATAATAACATTGTGTTTTAAGGTTCTGATATTGTACTATTTGATTATCTACCTCCATTGCTCTACTGTTATTTATAAAGCCCGTGCATCCTAATACATCTACTACTCCACCACCTACACCATCTTCGTCGCATATGACATTAGATAGTGGTACTTTATGCTTTATAGATAAACCCCGTACAGCTTCAGCTATTTCAGTTATAGAGCTTTTAGCCATAGAAAATATCTCAACTACTCTAAACCCTGACCATACGCAAATTACCATCTTATCTGATCCAAAACGAGCTATATCTGCACTAATATACATTTCCCCAAACGGTATAAAAGTATTTGTAAAACAGTTTTGTATTTTCTCGTAGTCTATAAGTTTAGCAGGATCATTGTCGTATTCCCAGTTACCATAGTACAAACGCTGTTTACTATTTTCATCTAATGATAATAATGATTGTAAATAAGAGGCTGGTAAATGCGGGTTATCAGTAGGTAACGCTTGAATAAACTTCTTATCGCTATCTAAAGTACCATTCTTGTCTTTTAAGTAAAACTGAGCATAAACCCAATTCTTAGCAGGATTGCAAGTGCCTAACATCTTAGGCTCTATACCGTATTGATTTAGCTTATATCTAATCCTAGACTTAACAATTTGCCACGCCTTGTAAGTTATTTGATTACATTCATCTATAAACGCTCCTGTTATCTCTAACGAACCCAAGCTATCGAAGTTAGGGTCTGAAGGATATAAACACAAATCTTTAAGCAGTATCTCACTACCGTTATTCCAGTAAATAACGCCTGATTGACCGTTATACGTAAATTGTTCATTTATTTTAAGTATAGAAGCCTGTTCAAAGAATGTATTTAATGTTGTTTCTTTTAATGCTTTTAGCTTAGATCTACCCATTAACCACCTAGTGCCTGGATAAGCCTGACATTGTTCTATAAGCCATAATATACCTAATGCGCTCTTACCACCTCCTACTAATATGCCCCCTTATATTTCTACAAGGGGGCTAATGAGCAGCCCCACCATAGATAAGCTCTTTTGTAAGCTCATCCTTTAGGTAGTAGACTGCGTTTTTTTGTTTAGTTATTAATTCCATTTTTTATTATTCTGGTTTTATTCCTGAGCCTAAAGAAATGATATTTGTAGTAATTGCACCGCTGATTTCGTTCTGTATCTTATCTCCATACTTCTTAGGCTGTAGTTTGCCTAATTCCCACTTCTTAGAGTCTATCTTTAATCTTTGCAACTGTACCCAGCCAGCATCAATTTTACCGCTTACAGGATCTCTTTGCGGTTCTTCTAAGTAGTCTTTTTCTATGCTTTCAAACTTTACATCAGCTCTTGTTTCGCACGCACGTGTGTATTGTATGGATTTGTTTTCATCAGCATCTATCCACTTATAAAAAGTAGTGCTATCAGGCATCCCTTCACGCTTTAAAACACTACGCAAAGACTGACCATCTTCTATAAATGATAATATACTATTAAATGTTTTTTCTATATCGTAAGCCATAAAACAAAGATACAAAAAAACCCCAACTGTTAAGAAGGGGTAATATCAAAAACAGGAATCGAACCTGCACGAGATGCTTTGTCACCATTTAGGTATCACTCTAAGATTTATTAACGTCTATCCACTCCGTCACTTTGATATTTTTTTTATTTAATATATTCTTTAAGATCAGGAAATGTAGATATAATAAAAGCACACATTAAACTTAATATAGCTGTACTTAATCTGCCTGCATTGCCCCAATCAATTAGATTAAAGGAAGCGTTGCAAAAGCAACCAGATAAATAGCCTAATATTAATACTGAAAGAAATGTAATTATTCTTATCATAACTTTTATTTTTAAATTATTTTACCTCCTAACAATTTCTCTGCTTCTTCTTTGCTAAATGTTTTTACAATCTCAGCCCAAACGCCGTCATAAAAAATAACAGATCCTTCGCTATCTCTTAAAGCCATTTTACCTTGATTTACACCTGCTTTTATACTTTCGTAATCAAATAAATCAGAACTAACATTTACTAAATCTTCATCAGAATTTCCGTTATAAATATCTTGTATTGACAAACCTTTTTTATAACCTCTTTTCTTAGCTTCTTCAATCAATGCAGATTCCCACTCTTCTGTATTTGCTTCTTGCCATCCTTCGTGAGTATTAGTCCATCCTGTTTTCACTAAAACATATTCTCCTAAATGATTAAATCCATATCCTCCAAAGTCTTTATTTTGTAATTCTGTAACTTTAACAATACAAGTACCGTTTTTATATTTATAAATTTTATCTACCTTTAACTCAACCTTAAAAGCCTCACGAAAATTAAATTTTAAATACCTTCTTATCGCTTCAGATTGCGACATATTATAAATTTCTAAAACCTGTTCTTTTGTAATTTCCATAACTATTTTTTCTTTTGGTTAGCCATCATTTCTTCATACTTTCTTTTAACCTCTCCAATTATCTTTTTTCATATCTATTTAATTATCGTTAATTGCACAACCCTACTTAACCCCTTATACTTTAACTCAAAACTAGCTAAAGCTATATCATTTTCTATCATAATAGCTAAAGGCACAGTAATATCTTCATTACTATTACTCTTCATCTTATTTAAGTTCTGCTGCGACATTCCCAACTCTTCAGATAGTTTAACAACTGATTTCCCAGTTAATTTAATAACCTCTTTTAATATATTTGCCATAATTTAAAATTCTCTAGGTGTTAACTTTTTTCCTCCAAACAATAACCAACTAATTCTGTCGTAAATCTTTTCTAATGCTTTCATATCTATTTAATTAAATGTTTCTATTACCAAAGCAGCAAATCCACTCATTGCAGCTATAAACAAAACTGCCATTCCAAAAGTCTTAATATTCTGTATCATAATTTTTATTTATAAGTTTCTTCGTAATAATCATTTGCTGTTTCTTCAATATTTCTTGTACCTACGTGGTACCCTCTGTCATTAGAATCGCAAATCTGCTTTCTTTCTTCTTTTTTTAATATCATAGCCTCGCAAATTAAATCGTTTGCTATATCACTACTGGCGCCATATTTTTCAGTAGCGTAATTTATTAATTCTTGCATTGCTGTTATCATAATTTCTATTTTTTAACAAATATACAACTGTTTTTTAGATATACAATACTAAAGTAGTTTTATTTTTATAAATTCATGTAATAATTAATTAAATCTTCTGTTTGTTTAATGTTCCATGCAAAAAAGCATAAATACCCTTTTTTATTTAAATCTAACATTGTTTTTTCTTGTGCTTTTAAGTGAGCACTTTTATATAAACCTCCATCTTTTTTAAATGGAGATTTAATTTTAAGCTCTATAAATAACCCTTTATACATACCCTTAGGCTCAAAGATTATTAAATCAGGGCATTTAAAGCCTTCTTTTTGTATAGCCTTGTTTCTAGCTTGCTGAGGTAAAGTAAGTTTAACGTTGGCTATCGTATCGCTCATGTAAAGCAAATTAGGGTAATTGTCATCTAAAAACTTGCATACTTCTTTCTGTAATAAATATTCGTGGTGTATCATAATTAATAGCCTTTATTATTTTTTACTATTTCATCATAATTAACTACAGCTTGACTTTTACACATAGTATCTCCTATACTTACCTGGTAAGGCAATGAAGTATTTTCATCTATAGCGTACTTAAAGTTATCAAAAGGAATATTTCTGCTATACTTACACTCAACAGTTTTTTCTTTTCCTTCCTCTCCTATAAACACCGAGGTTTCGCTTTTTTTTAATACTGAAGAACCAATATGACCAACAGGCTTATCACTACCAAAGTTCTTATGTAGTATTCCTGTACAGTGCATTTTGCCATTAGCAGTCCATTCAAGTAATTTTTGAGTTAATTTAGTAGACTCTTCTAAGTTATTAAAATCATCTAATAAATCTACGTAACCATCTATAGACATTAAACCTATATGCCCTCTAAAATCACTTTCGTAAACTACCCAGTCAATAAATTGAAAACGTTCTTTAGCGGTGTAGGTACGCAGCGCAAACGTATTATATCTTCCATCATCGTTACCAACCATTTCTAATACTCTTTTCGTAACTCTTTGAACGTGATACCTGCTTTGTTCTGTATCAAAAGCAACTACTACTTTATCCATATTATCGTGAGCCTTTATACTTTCAAAATAGTTCCAGGAAGCACCGCCTAAATAAGCCGCTTCTAAAGCAGATTTTAAAAATGTTTTACCACTTTTAGAAGCCCCTACTAAGCAACTAAAGTCTCCGTAAGAACCAAAAGGAACAGGGTAATCAATATTTTTATAAGGCTTTACACCTATTGACAAAGCTATTGGCTGCTGTATTATTTTCTCACTTGGGTTAATATAAGATTCCTTAAATATATTTTTAAAATCTAAAGACTCTACAACTTCATTGCTATTTAAATTATCTAAATCTTCTATGTTCATAA